GACTGCTAAAGATGAGTGGTTTTATAACTTTGTGGAAATAAAAGAATGATAACCGTACTGATTACCGTGTTAGCTGGGTTTGGAATCTTGTTTTTAGGAATTATCTCAGTAGCTTTAGCTGTTTGGATAACTCAAAAATGACTAAGGTAGCCATCATAACCGCTTGGGTGGCGTTATTTATTGCTGGGCTAGTGCTTATGTATGGTCATGGCTACAAAAGCGGTAGAAACGCCCAATTAGACTTTGAAGATGTACTAAAAATAGCAAAATCGCAATTTACTTGCAGAATGGAAAAAAAATGATAGTCAAAGAAAAGGTACAAGAAAATGGCCATTGGTACACTAAAGACGGCAGTCCAGCCTATACAACCATTGGTAAAACTGGCGAAAGACCGACCACGCTACGGGATGCAAGAAAACTTGGACTTCTGCCAAGTGTTACAACAATTAATGGAATGTTGTCAAAAGCAGGGCTTGACACATGGAAACAGCAACAAGTCCTTTTAGCTGCCTTAACCCTGCCTAGATCAGAAGGTGAATCTGAACAGGAATGGTTGGCCCGTGTGATGCAAGATTCCAAGGCTACTGGTCGTGAAGCAGCAGAGCGTGGCACAGCTATTCATGCCATTATTGAAAGCTACTTTGAACAAGTTTATATGCCTGAAAAGCCAGCTTACTTGGATAATATTGATAAAGCCCTTAGAGATGCGTTTGGAGAGCAACTGTGGCTTGCAGAGAAGTCTTTTGGACATCCGCTAGGGTTTGGTGGTAAATGCGACCTAATGTCCGTTAATGGCTTTGTAGTGGATTTTAAGACTAAAGAAGCTGACTTAGATAAAGTTGATGTTTACTTTGAACATGAAATGCAATTGGCAGCTTACCGTGAAGGCCTTGGTATGCCAACAGCTAGAAGTGCCATTGTGTTTGTCAACGCCCTTACCAATCAAGTAAAACTAATAGAAGTTTCCCAAGAAAAGTTGCAAAGTGGGTGGGAGTGCTTTGAGCATTTACTTAGGGTATATCAAATTAAAAACGGTATATAATGTATGCAAGGGCGGCAGGTTTAGACAAAATCTATACTCCTTCACGGGACTGCCGACCCACCATATTCAAAAGTGTTGTTTCTACGCAACTAAGGGTTTTCCTTAGAAAATAAATGTAAATAGTTGTTGACATTGTTAAGCTACCTTAATAAACTAGCATCACTCAATCACGAGTGAGATAGAAAAAGGAGCAACAAATGAACACATACAGCAAACACGCAGAAGTAACAATGGTTGCCTACAACGGCAAATCTTACAAATCTTCTTCAAAAGAAAATGTAATTACTGGTTTAGTTGAAAAAACTACCGCCAAATACATTTGGATTAGAAGTTATGAAGATGGACAAATTTGGAAAGCCGTTAGATAAATCAACCGCCCCTACGGGGGCTACTTTAATAAAAGTGAGATAGAAAATGGACATAACTATTAATTACATGGACTGCGTACTTGATTGCGAGTTCGCCTTTGAAGATGCTGACCATAGCGTTGGCTATAACGGTGCAGTCTACTTAGAAACTGCTTGCATTAACGGTCAAAACATTTACGAGATGCTTTCAGAGAAACACATTGAAGGCATTGAACAAGAAATCTTTGAGAGGATGTAATGATGATGATTCTTAAAGGTCTATTCCTAGGTGTTTGTTTCTTTGTCATCCCATTAACTGTGTGGGTTATCCGTACAGGTGGCCTATGAGAGAGATTATTCAAGGACTACTTGTAGCGATAGGCATATACATCTTGTTCTTTGGTGCTATTCACCTTACTAAATGAGAGTTGATTTATCCAAACATGAGCTTTTCCTATGCGAGTATTTCGGTACTATGCGTAGGAAAAATGCCATGCAATTTAACCATGACCGTCAGGTAAGCAAGCAAGATCCGTATGAGATGGATATTGATGGGTTTAAGGGTGAATACATTGTGGCCAAGTTTTTAAACCTGATGCCTGATTTCACCATCAATCAAAAGAAGAACCCAGCAGACCTAAAAACTTCAGGCGGCAAGAGTATTGATGTTAAATCTACCCGTAATAAAGAGGGTGATATATATGTTACAGAGTATCACCGTAAAAGCCCTTGTGATTTCTACATCCTAGTCGTTTTAGACGATGATGGTGGCGATATTATTGGTTGGGTTGATAAGGATGAGTTATTTGAGTTTGCAACGCTACAAAGCGGTTCTCACCCATCCTACAGGTATGACCAAAAACGCCTAAACAACATCAAGCAATTTTAAGCGTATTGGCGTGTGCCTGTTTTATCAATAATTAATGCTTGTTTGCGTGGATTAGCACCAGCTTCACTAGGAATACTGATGTGTGTCCAACGGTCAAATTCACGAATAATTTGATCGTACCCAATACCTGATGCCATAACCGCTTTTACAACTTCATCGGGTGTCATGCTTGGTACACGAATATCTGCTGCACAGCCAATCCGATGCTGACTTGTATCCTTAGAACCTACGGCATCATTGACTTCTTTACAGCGAAACGCTGAGTTAATCATTACTGGCTTACCACCCAAGACCGTCTTAACTTCTTCTAGGAATGTAGCTAAACGGACAAGGTTGGCCATCTCAGAAGCATTGGGCGTGTTGTCAAACTGACGATGGTCAGTATGGGTTAATTCTTCTAGCGTAAAATTAGGACTTAGGTTCATTGCGTTTATCCATGATTTTCTCTAGGGTACGGCCACCAAAGTAGGCAGACATAATCAACATACCCCATTGGCCCAATAATTCAACATAGGCTTGCTTTACTTCAATACCAAATGCTGATGCCGTAGCAAACACGAAATAACCCGTCAGAATCGCAATTAAGGTCATTGGTCGTATGTTTTTAGATAACCATGAATCTGATCCCATGTCAGAAGTCCAACGCTTGCTGATTTCTTGGGCTTCTACATTATCGGCATTAAGTTCTGCCAAGCGACCTTCTTGTTGCATCTTGATTAATTCAGCTTGGGCCTTGGCTTTTTCAGCAGGATCAGGCACAAATCTATCCAAGACTTTCATGCCAACATCTAATAGGGCTGCAATAGGTAACATATTATTTCCTCATTAACATTGAACTACCGATTAATAACATGGCTTCAGGGCTTTCAGGGGCTGTTTTCCAACCGACTGTAATTTGACCGATAAACTTGTTAGTGTCAGGTGGTACAGAAACACGGCAAGTGTAATTAATACCCACGGATTTGTACCATAAACCTATTTCAGATTGGGCTTTTTTGTATTCGCCACATGGTATTTCATTAGCCATTAATTTAATAATGTCGTTATTGTTGTTTATATTGGCTGTAAAAAGACCTACATCGTAGCCGTCAAACTCTTTGTATCGTTTATCAGGTAGGTATGCTCTTTCAACAACACGAGTGCCTAACAAGGGATTAACTGAAAAGATAACAACCATGTCAGCGTTTGTACCATTAAATATGACCTTGGCAGCATCGTCATACCGAGCAGAATTCATAGAGGGAAGCTGTTTGGACTTGGTGTAAGCATCAAGCATCAAGCCTTGATTCTGCCAAATAAAGTAACCAGTAAAGGTCAACACCGCCATAATAACAATAGCAAACAGTCTAAATGGACTGCTTACATAAGCTAATATTTGTGGCAGTAAATCTTTCAAGCTAGTTATTTTGATGTGAAGTAATGGGCTATAAAGCCAACAACGCTTGAAAAAGCAGAAACAATCATCATTCCAGCCCAAAAACCACCTCTGCCCTTATTGGCTAAAGCAAGCAGTTCTTCCATACCTATTTCAAGTTTGTCTATTTTTTTTTCCATAGCATTAACTTGTGATACAAGTTGGCCGTATTTAAAAAGGTCAATTTCGTTAGACATAAATTGCACCTTAGAAAGTACCGCAGTTTAGAGTGTATGTACCCGTCTGCAAATAATTGACTGAAACAGCATCACCACTAGCAGTAGCATCAGCCAAATTCTCAATGGTGTTATTTGTCATGTTCAAGTTGCCTGACATTGGCGTTTGACCATCAGCGGCTACAGATTGAGTTAAACCAGCAGCAATATCTGACATGGTTGTATTAGCCCAGCTAGTTGTAATAGCTGTTCCTGTAACTACTGGATTACCAGCAGGTAGGGTATATGTACCTGATCCGTTGCGTGACATTATTTACTCTCCTTGTCCATTCTAAGCATTTTTATAAGTTGTTCATTAACGGGCTTTGGTTCTGCTTGCCATTCAGGATTTACTCTGCCACGCATTAAATTCGCTAACTGTTCTACTTGTTTTTTTCTCATTTGAGTTGCACCAACTCTTGCACCAATTGCAACTCCTGTTGTAGCAAGACCAAGAGGTGCACTAGCTCCTGTTAATAGCAAAGGAAAAATACTGCTTACCGTGCTTGTTGGGGCAAATTTACCAATAATTCTTAAAGCATTTTGAGCAGTTGTTCCTTGTGCCGCTTCTTTAATAGCTTTTTGCTCTGCTTGTGTAAACAAACGCAATTTTTTAGGATTTGTTGCTAAATTCTTTAATTCTGTAAATAAAGCATTTTCAAGTCCTGATTGAGAAAATTTACCTTTAGTGATTTCAGCTTTTTCAAGCATATCTTCAAATACTTCAGCCTTACTCATACGGCTGTAAATATCCCTAGCTTCTTTCCATGCTTTAAGACCTTCTTTCGATCCTTGTGTAACGGCAGATTCAGGAATATTTAAAACATAATCGTCAAATTCGCCTTTAAGAATCGTAGCCAAACGCTTTTCTTCACCATCAGTGCTTTTTTGTGCACCTTGAATAATTTTGCGTAATGCTCTTAACTCTGTGTAATCTTTTGGAATGCCAGCGTTTGTTAATTCATCAATAGCAGCAGTTATCTTAGGATAAGCTGTT